TTGTCATAACATTACTTATGCTTATACCTTGCTGAAGATATCATTTTCGTTAAGAATACGGAACTTTATGCCCTGTTGTCTGCACCAAAGGGTTGCCGCAGCCCATTTGGCTTGATTCTTAACAAACTGTGCTTGATTGTATTTGTTCTTGCCCACACGTTCTAATATTGTTTGACTAGCTGGTTTAATTTCAATTAGTTCAACTAGTACATGATTTTTCTTATCTACATATTGTATAAAGAAATCTGGAACATAAACAGTTTGTCTGTTAGTTAGGGGATCTCTGTAGGGGATTTGTATAGCTTCGCTAGCCCATTTGATTATACTAGGATTAGTATCGCAGAAATTCATAAATGTATGTTCCCAGCTGGATCTGTATGTAGGAGTTTTAGTTCCTACATATTTCCCAGGGTTCTTCATTACAAATTTTCCACGAGCAAATTTAGCCATATTACACTAGTATATTGCGCGATTCAAAACTATCTGTAGCTGGTGCAATTCTATAACCTAGCAGACTAGTTTTTTCTCTACTGGCATTTAACACCTGTGTTACCACTTGTGTTAACTGAATATCAGTTAAGCCTTTTAAACTATCAATTAAAGAAAAAACAGGAACGTTTTCTTTTCTAGCTTGATTTAATAATGTAATAGCAATACTGTTTGCACTATTAGTATCAAATCCTCTTTTAGCAAAAAAAGCTACTGTAGCATCGATCTGCTCTGCTGGAAAACTTACTGTCTTTGTAAAAAAATTATCAAAGAAAGTACGTACACTTTGTACGTTAGTTTGTGGTTGTTGAGGTAAGTTAGTTCTTATCATATTATGTTCCGCTTTCTTCGTCGGACGGATTGCTTGGAGTACCTGTACCGTCTTGAGTATTTACTGGAGCTGCTTCATCAGAACTTGCACTTCCTGGATTTGATTGTTCAGGATCGTTACTTGGTGCTGGACTATCGCTTGATGATTGAGTAGTGTTTGCGTCATTTGTAGTACTATTAGAATCAGTAGCGTTTTTATTAGAACCTGGGAATAAAGTATCTGCAACACCACTAATTGCTCCGCCTACAGCACTAGCCGCGCCACTAATAGCACTTCCTATACCACTCAAACCGCCAACAGCGTTGAATAAGCCAATGCCTGCTGTTAATAGACCTGCTCCTGCAACCAAGTTGCCTACTCCTATGCCACCGCTTGAATTTTGATTTTGATTAACTGTATTAATTGCATTTTGTAACACGCCCGGTGCTATAGTACTTGAATCTATGGAGTTTACAAAACTTGGGCCGCCAGCGGTTGCACTAGTAGTACCAGTTAGTGAACTTGGATTACTATCATAGTGTGTTAGGCCAAATCCTTCTGGCATACCAGCTTCGACAGCGCCTGCGCTGAAACTAACAGCTTCGTAGATAATTTTCATATCAAAGTCGTGTACACCTGTATTACTATAATCTACTTTGTTATAGTTCCAACTGGTCACTATAGGATTGTATAATTGATAGCAAACATATTCATGACGTGCCATTTGATAAATTTTAATATAGTTAAAAAATGGCTGTGTGCTTCCGTTATCAAATCCATAAGGAGTTGGCATGGCACTACTATATCCTTGAGTAGCGTTTCTAGCAAATGCTCCTGGTTTAGTAGCACTTCTAGAATCTGCATAGTAGTAGGTAAAGTAATTTTGCCACAGCTGATTAATCAAGCCCATATTATCGTCATGGAACTTGATACCAATTTCGTTATACTTTGCTTGATACTGTACTACTTTTTTACGGTTATACTGATTTAAAACTTCTGTTTGAATACCAAAACTTGGAAGATCGATATTCTTAACCAACATGTTTATTTCTTGGCCATAGCGTTGAACTAACTGTGCATTTTGTAATGCTCCTTGATTTATTCCAAAAGCCACATGGAATAAGAAGTTGCTTTTTGGAGCCAGTCTAAACTGATCAACATTAAACAGATCGGCAGCGTGTTGCCAATCTTTAAACACCATAGGTGTATTAGATTTTAATTCAGAGTTTGGAGTGAAGGCCATGCTAATATTTATCGAAAAAATAAACTGAGCATTTAATGATCAGTCAATAAAAAAGCCTAGTTGCCTAGGCTTTCTTAATTAACTACCAATACTGTTTGTGCCGCCAGGAGTCAATCTAACTGGTGTTGGTGATCCTAATGATCCGCCAGTTGTTTGAACTGCGTTATCAAATTGAATGCTAATGGTGATTGTTGCAGCACCTTGTTCGCTGTATTTGATATCGTCCCAGTTTGTGCTTGCTAGATAGCAACCATATAGTTCCCATGTTTCTAACACAACTGGAGCACTCGAGCCGTTACCGCCGTCAAGCATTTCAATGCGTAGTGTGAACTTGTAGTCACCAGCTGCAGCTGCAGAACTTTGTTCGAAGAAGTCGAATTGTTTCTGATTCTGTTCGCCTACTAGTGTAGTAACAGCGCCAGTAACATCGTCACGCAATTTAATTGTGATAGGATCCCAAGTTGGCTTACCAGCATAGTGAATCTTACTGTTGTAGATATCAATTACTTGGTCTGCAAACTTGACGCTTGGACGAGCCGCTTCTTGAACTTGTTTTGTAAGTTCTGTTGTTGGGCTAGATTTTCCAAAGTTTTCAAAGTTCAATCTGAAGCGATACTTCAGTTTAGGCATTAGCATGCCTTGTGAACCTGCACTTTGGTCACTAGCTAGTGGTACTGTAAAATTTGATAATGCTGCGATTGCCATTTATGTTCTCCTAATTATGCGCCAAGACCAGCTATAGCACCAGTGTTTTCTAGACGCATTGGGATATAGATAAACTCAACTGATTTGACTGGTTCGATTGCTATGTCGACATGCAGCTCGTTTCTATCGATTCTAGCTGGTGTGTTATTTGATTTATCACATACAACTAAGAAGTCGTATAACGCACGTTGACCAACTAATTCAAGAAGCATGTTTTCAATTTGTTGCTTGATTTCGTTACGTGTAATTGTATCGTTAGGCTCAAATATGAATGGTTTAGCAATCTTATTCAATTGGTAACGTAAGTAAATTACTAGACGTGCAACGTTGATACGATCTAAGCTACTTGCTACTAATTGACGTGTGTATTGTCCATAACATACCAAACCTGTTCCAGCAAGATATGTAATTGGGTTAACGTGGATTCCAGCTAATGTATCACGCTGTCCGCCGTTTAGAGCAACAGTATGGAATTCACCAGTTTGACCATCTACATAACCAACTGAGCTAGCATTTGTTACACCACCACGACGTACACCAGCTGGTGCAAACCATGGATAAGAAACGTTATCGCTTAGAGCGATTGTACGCAACATGATATGACTTGGAGGAACAACAACATTGTTACCTGTTAAGTCTTGTGTGTAACCCCATGGATAGTAAACAGCTGCATAGCTATTTGTAGCGATTAGACCTTCGTCTCCGTCTACAGCTGCACCATTTACGTTGTTACCCCAGTTGCTTAAACTTGTAGCATCCGGTGTTAAACGTGCTGGGCTATCTGCAACGATGAACGCTGATTGGCCGTTATCTGTATTCAAGCTGATTAATGGGCTTAGTGTTTCTAAGTATCCTGGGCAACTTAACAAGTTATAGATAACTGTGTCTGGTTGACGAATGTTTTGATTGCTTTCGATTGTTGCTGTTAGAGCTTTCAATACTACAGCACGTTGAGCTTTACGTCCAAATGTTCCTGCACCATCGATTTGGTTTGGAGCATCACTGACCCAACGATCTGGATGATAGTTAGTCATTAACGCATTACCGTACATTGTGTTTAATGCTGTTGTGTCAATATAGTTCTTAACATATTTCTTAACGTTGTAACCTGAACGACGTAGATTCCATAGTAAAATTCCTGTTGGGAATAATGCTGGATCTTCTACATCTGGGTCAACATAACTGCTGTTTAACAAATCAGCAATAGCATCTGGAGCACCTGCACCTGTTTGTGGTGTGCCTAACATGCTGTTGTCACTCCAACGAGCGTCGGCGAATACAATACCTTGACTAGTTGTTTGATCTGCTGTGTCAATTTGAACCCATTTCTTATTCAACTCGTCCCAACGATAGATTGTTGGGAACATTTCTAAATCAGCTGTACTAACCCAAATATCACCGTGGCTTAGTGCTGTTGAACCGTCTTGTTGTGTCTTAGGTGCTGTTGCACTTACGATTGGGCCCATTGCATCTGTTGTTGTTTGGCTTACTCCACCGTTAACTACAGCTTTACCAGCTGCAGTTCCGTAACCTACCCAACCGTTACCAGGACCAGCATTTACCATAATATCAACTTCAGTAATGTCGCTGTTATACCATAGTGTTTGATCTTCTGGAGTTGTTGTTGGAGGTGTTAAACTTGGAACAATAAATCCTTGTCCAGCGATTGTTGATACCCATAAGCTAGCGATTGTTGACGAACCATCATCTGTCATGTGATAGTTTGCTGTAACATCAGCTGTAAACAATTTAGATAATGGACTATTTTCACCGTCTGTGAATACAATATCACCGCCAGCTAAATGACTAATACTGATTGTATTACCAACACGTTTTGCTAGAATATTTGCATCATTAATATTAGTAAATTGTTCTAATATTTGTGTAATAGTAGCATCTGCTGATGAACCAGCTGTAAAAGTAATTGTTGTAGGTGCTGTGTATGCACTAGCACCAGTTGTGCTCCAGCTGATGTCAAACGCATATTGTGTACCGTTAGTAAATCCTGAACCGCCTACGGTTACTGGAATACTTGTAACTACTGTTGCACCAACTCCGCTTCTTGCAAAAATCTTAAAGTCTGCAACGTCCATTCCTGACAAGTCGTACTTAACATAAGTTGTGCCAACTGACAAGTTTGCACCACCGCCTTTAGGATCTAGAGCTGCTAGAGCTGCTGCACCATTTGCGTACATTGGAGCACTTTGAATGATCCATGTATTTAAAGATGCATTATATTTCTTAACAACCCAATTTGCGCCTTTGTTTACGCTAGTTGTTTTAACCCAGACGCTACCGCTTGGCTTACCGCCTGCTGTAGTACTTGAACCGTATCCACGACCTGTTGTGGTCTTGAATGCTGGAACGTTAAAGTGTGTACTGATTTGTAATGCTGGTGGATAGTAAGTAGTTGATGATTCCAAACCTAACTTGCTAACTGCTGTACCATTCAATTGGAATTCACCAGTACCGCCATTAGCTGTACCATCGCTATAAATGTATAGTTTACCGTTAAACTCAGCTGCTGAAATACCAATGTTTAGACCATTCATTGTACTTCTAATGCTACTTGCTAGATCTGAAATACTGCTTGAACTGATAGGAATGTGTACGCTGTTGATCAAGAATGTGTCTGCTGTTAGACTATCAATACTTAGGCTGATGCTAGCATCTCCACCTGGGAATCTGCTAGGATAATTCTGGCTAACAGTATATGTACCAATGCCGCCAGGAGTACCATCAACTTGTACGGTAATACGTGTACCACTACGGTAGTTAGTATCATTGCTTACTATCAATGGACCATTTGTTAGTGCTGGAGTAATAGTTACTGGTGAGCCACCTTGTGTTGGAGCACTAGTAATAGTCAATGTTGTTCCGCTGATATGACCTTCAAATACTGTTGCAGGACCAAATCCAATTGCGGTGCCGCCAGTTGCTGGAGGAGCAATAGTTCCGGCTGCTGCTGGGTAGCTGGCTTTCCAAGAACTAGTTCCAACTTCTACCCATGTACCTGCTAGAGTATCAGTTGCTTGTTTCTTGTACCACAATGTAACAGCTTGATCAGTAGTAGCTGCAACGATAGCGTATGCACCAACTTGACCATAGCTCTTGATTGGGCCACCGTTTTCGCCAACTAGTGTTGCGTCAGTGATAACTGTGATTGTTTGGTTAACAAAAGATTGTGCTGTTTCTGAATAGTCGGAATCAGAAGCTTTTGTGCTACCACCGTCCCATTCAAAAATACCAAAATTGCTATCTGCAATATCAAACCAGAATGTACCATCTGCTGGCAATCCTGTTGGAGCTGCTGCGCGAGCGTGTAGTTGACTTGTGTCAACATCAGCACGTACAACATAAGCACGATTACTTACGCCTAAGAAGCTGTGTGCAGCTTGTAGACCGTATTCGTTTAATTCGCCAGCGTTAACTGGATTATTTTCTGCGTCAGTTTGGAAGTATGGAATACCAAAAGTATTTCCAAGATCCATTTGACTTGTTAGCAAGTATACTTTACCTGCGTTTGCTGGCATTGTTCCTGGTGCAATACCAGTTCCAGCTGAATTCATTTTGTTTGCTGCTGTTGCAACTACGATTAAAGGTACTGTACCTGGGGCTGCTGGTGTGTAGAAACTTTCATCTACTACTGTAACCGCTACGCCTGGTGAACTTAGTTGAGCCATATTAGAATCTCCATGTGAACATGTTCTTGTATGTATTTATAGCATTTTGGAATTTTATGCCTTATATGCGCCATAGAAAAGGTCTCGAAAAGGCCAAGTTTAATTAAATAAAATATGAGACCACTATGTTCGTGCGGGTTACGCCCAACCGCTGTAAATTATAAGAAAAACGGTAAAACGTTTTATAGAAGTATGTGTAATGTCTGCTTAAAACACGGAGCAGATGCTGGAGTGCCACGGTGGTATCGAGCTGGATATCGTTTAAAAAACCAGTGTGATAAATGCGGGTTTAAGTCACCGCATAGTGAAGTATTTGCTGTATTTCACGTGGACGGGGATTTGAACAATTGCCGCCCAGTTAATCTAAAAACAGTTTGTTCTAACTGTGCTCGAGTCCTACATAAAGAGGGCGTTCGATGGCGTCAAGGGGATCTTGTACCAGATCTTTAACCTTGGCAAACAAGTCATCTATGCTACCATCATTGGTAAAAACATAGTCAAATTTAGTGCCAACCCAAGCTGTTTCTGACGCATGAATCTGTAGTTTATCCATACGAGTTTTTGCCAGCATCCAGTTCATGTGGTGATCGCCAGCGTTCATATCTACAGCATCTTGATACCAACTGGGTTCTTCTCCACGTTTTACACGGACTACAATACCACCTGCATCTTTGATGGATTTGATTTCATTAGGGAAACGACAGTCACTGATAACAATATCGTCCTTGCTATTGCGTAGTTTATTTTCTAAGCTGGCAATCCACATATCGTCGTGAAATCCAGTACGGCATACTTCTGTACCCCAATATTGTAATATGTATCGTGGAGTAAGATTAGGCATATCCAAGCGATTGGCCCACCAAGTGTCTACTTGTTCACGCCATTCTCTAGCTTGTTTTGTGCGTCCTTCTAGCATGGTTCTGTCCCAGCCAAATACAGCGGCAACAGCATCTTTTAAACTTCCAGCAAAACTTTCTCGTCTATAACCGTGAAAATTAACTAGATAATCGGCAATAGTATCTTTGCCTGAACCAATAAAACCGCACACACCTATAATCATACGATCCCCTTGTAGATATACTAGTATATAACAGTTTTGTTACAAGGTCAATTATTTTGTTGCCATTCTTCGTAGGCTTGTTTGTCCAATTCTATCTGTGCCATTACTTCCGCCCAAGAGGGAGGTTGGCTATTGTTTGGACATGACCAAGATGTAAAATTAGTGCCTTCTAGTTGGAAGTTTGCGCTGGGACGTAGTTTTTTAACAGCTACGTCTACGCCAAATAGTAATTCAAATGGTACTTGCATAGTAACTCCTAAAAATATATTTAAGAATTAAAATGCTGTACCGTTGTTATTTTGGAAAGGATTGCTGGCGAACGCTGCGTAGATATAAGCTGGTCCGCCTGAGCCTGCGTTAGTTGCTGTACTTCGTAGTTTAAATCCATTTGACAATACATCAAGAATAGCTGTACCAGTTCCATCGGCAGCATTGGTTATCAACAAATAGTGTTGACCTGTTCCGTAGTTGCCCGGATCTCTTGCTGTGTCTACGATAAACCAGTTTTCTGCGCTTCCGGTATCATAGCGTTTCATCATGATCCAACGTGGTTTAAATCCAGTGTAGACAAATGGGCCATCGGCTGATCCGTTAGCTGCATAAGATCCAAAAGCACTGAATCCTGGTACTGCCGCCCATAGATACATTACTGCTGTTTGGCCGCTGGCAATACCATAATTATATTGAACTGTACTACTGTTTACTACCCATGTATCATTGACATAAGCATTAGTAGAATTTAATTGTAAAGATTTTCCTGTTCCAATTCCTACATGATACATCCACCAGTTGGCACTGCTAGAACTTCGAGATTTGACAATAATCATAGCCGGAGTGGCTCCTAAGGCATGTGTTATTGTATCTGTACTTCCGCCAGATGTATAAGTTTGTATGTCAAAACCTTGCAATGCACCTTTTTTCCAGCACCATGCAATGTAGTTATTGGCAGATGTATTATAGTTTCCTGTAGTACTACCATTGACTACCGTAAAACCAGTAGTTGTGATTGCACTTAGGTATCCATACTGACCATACCAAGATGCACCAGAAGCTGCTTCATTATTAATTGATGCAGGATCAAGCACATAATAGTGAGTGCCGTCCGATCCTCTAACGCTGTCCATAATCACAGGATCCACAGCGTTAGTTGATCTATTTTTAATCCAAATCATGTCTGGTTGGAAACCACCTGGTAAAGTAACAGTTTGTGTTGATCCATTACCAGTGTAAGTTACGACATCAAAATATTGATTAGGTTGCGGTATTGCAGGTCTTGGTAAATTTTTAGTAGTTAATGCCGAGTAACCTGCTGGAGGACTGTACGCCCAAGGACGTTGACCAAAGTTGGTACTTACAGACACAACAGCGTATGTTGATATGGCTGGTATATAAGTATTAGCCGCAACAGTAATGGCCGAATATACACTTACACCATTTTTATAAAAAGTTAAACTTAATGCCCCTGCATCAAATGCCACACCGATAGTATCACCTATATTAAATGTTGGAACAGATGAGCTAGCTAGCGAGCCGGCGGTGTAAACACTACCGTTTAATCGATAACAGTATGTACTAGCTGTGTTATCTATATAAGTGTTTGCGGCTGCTGGATAACTAGATGCTTGAGTAATACCTATCTCAACACCGCTACTTACACCTGGGCCACTACCACTGTCAATATGTACTTCATAATAATATTTTCCACTTGAAGGGTATGCTATGGTTGCACGTTGACCTAACCACGATGCTGAATTATTGGCAATAGTTAAATTACTATTTTGCCAAACCACGCCTGCACTGGTAGGATCGCCACTGAAAAAATTATCTAATGGATTCCATGTAGCATAATTGCCGACCACTTCTCCGCCATTGCCTAAATCATGTCCATATAGTGTTGGACTATCTAGTAAATTATCTGTAGTTAAATCACTAGTATTTGCTACGGCTGTAGTTGTATAACGAATTAATACAATTCCTGAACCGCCGGCACCTGATACCACGTTTGACGTATCAGAAGAATTTCTTGCTCCACCACCACCACCGCCTGTATTTGCTGTTCCAGCAGTGGCGTTATTATTACTAGTAGAACCTGCACCACCGCCACCAGATCCGCCGGCACCTGCTGATGTTCCTTGGCCGCCGCCGCCACCACCTGCATAGTATGTTGGTATGCCGCTAATGCTAAATTGTAATCCAGTGCCGCCAGCACCTCCTTGTCCAGAAACTCCAGTAGCTCCAGATCCGCCTGCGCCACCACCGCCACCACCAGCATCTTGACTTGCTGTACTTCCACCACCGCTAAATCCTTGGCCAGCGGTGCCACTAGTCCCACTGTTTGTATAGTATCCGCCATTGCCGCCTGCACTACCACCAGACGATCCTAAAGTTGCACTCGAGGTATTATAATAGCCACCGCCACCGCCACCGATTGCTGTTAAATTTCCAAAAACACTATTTCCGCCATTACCGCCTTGTGTGCCAGGCATAGATGTTGCTGATGATCCTCCAGCGCCGACTGTGACTGTATATGTTTGTCCCGGTGTAACTGGATATTGACTATTGTAGATTAAACCACCGGCTCCACCTCCGCCACCAATACGAGAACCACCTCCGCCGCCGCCAGCTACTACTAGTACTTCAACTTGTGTAACATCTGACGGTGCTGTCCATGAATTCGTACCAACTGTAGTAAATTTTTGTACTACACCGGCATTGATGTTTTGTGCAACAAAAGATTTGCCCCCAATATTAGGCAAGCTTCGAGCAGGTGGACTAAATGCCGAGGGATATCTTCCCACTCCATTGGTCACACGCAAGTCATCTATTGTGCCTTTTAAATAGCTTCCATCTCGAGACTCGTACCCAATAATAATAGGAGTAGTAGTATTTCCTACTACTTCGCTGGCAGGAATTGAAGCGTTTCCAACTAGTATACCATCGATATACATGTTTAATGTTGAAGAATTTCTAGATACCGCAAGATGATGCCAGTTACCATCATTAGGGTTTATAGATGAATTTATATTTTGTCCAACGTTTACAAGACCAGCATCGTATGTAAATTGAAGATTAGTAGTACTAGCGCCTGCAACTTTTAATCCCCATGTTCCTGATGGTGGTGAACTTGTAAATCCTTGACTAATAATTGGGGCATAGTTAGTTTGTGTTCCATTAGCTTGCCACCAACATTCTACAGTAAAATTATTTGTACCAAAATAAGTGGTACCTGTTGATCCATTCAGTGTTAGATAATCAGTACTACCATTAAATGTTATAGCGCCGGCACCATTCTTACTATTAGATGTTATCGAAACAATACCGCTTGGTGTTGCGTTATTTGCTCCAGCAACATCTACAATTGCCGCTGTGGCAAAGGTTAATAATAAACTAGGTGTTGTTGAATAGTTAGCAGGAGTTGGTGTGTAAGTACTTAATGAACTCGATTGTTCGTATTGAGCTCCCCAGATATATATCGAACCTGTAGATGTGCCTTGCAATGACCCTAAATAGCACTGGCCAATATAATTAGTATTACCAGTACCGTTATTGCTGGCAGTGATACTAATACGATACCACCCATTACCTACTGATGCTATACTTGCGTTTGTATATCCAGATTCTCCTGTTTGATATGTTCCAGTTTGTAAATTAACATCAATACTGTAACCTAACCCAGTACCGCCTGTAAATGCTACACGATGTCTAAATGAATACAATGTACCGGCTTTAGCATAGATACTGTAAGTGTATGGAGAAGAATTACTAGTAGACGAATATGAAAACGCAATATTTGAATTTGAAAATACTTGTGTAGAAGTAACTAATGTAGCTGTAGGAGTTCCATCTGGAGCAATACCAGCTCCAGTAGTAACTGTAAGATTATATGGTATCCAGAAACTATTAGTAAAATCTTCGCTAAATGTAATTAAATTATTTGTCAGTGTGCCGAATGGTCGATTAGTTGGAACAAAATTACCGGTATAAATGGCTACACCTTTTGTAATACGCACACCACTCATATATCCAGTGTATGCATAACCGGTCGCCGGGGCGTTGAAGTTTCCAATATATAAAGTACCATTATTGGTAATATTATATCCAGTTGTAGTACCAGTCAGAGTTTGACTAATACCGTTAAAATAAATCGATACCGTTCCACTATTATAAACTACTGCTAAATGTGTCCAAGTGTTTAATGACATGGAAGTAGTTGTTCCTACAGCTCCACCGTGCATATAGACTGTAGTTGCGCCGCCATTAAAGTATGCATCTAACCCTGAGGAGTTATTGTTTACACACCAGAATCTTACATTACCGGCATTATTGGCTGTAGGGTAAACCCACATTTCTATAGTGCCAGTACTACCAATAGCCCAATTGGAACTACTTGGAACTGTTAGATAGCTAGAAGATGTTCCTTGAAAATATGCACTTCCTCCATGAACTATAGGATTATAAAGTGATGTTGGAGCAAATGGATATGGACTAAAACTTCCTTGACTTACTGAGCCACTGGTTGTGATTGTATAGTTATTAGAACTACTGTCTAATATAAGTGTATTTGTCGATGTTCCAACTGACCCTGGAAAACCATTACCATCAAAATGCATTGTAACACTGCTACGATAAGGATCTTGATCTGCACTATAAGTAGGAGTTCCATTTAAACTAGCATCATACCCTAAAGTCTGACTTGTTTGTGCGTTAGTAAATGGCAAATAAAAACCGTTGGTTCCATAACTACCTGTATAAGGAATGGGTACCCACGTATTGTTGCTATCAAATTGACCAAATAATGATGGTTGTAAAGCGTAACCGTCTATAAAATTTACTTCTGAAAAATAACCATCGAATGTACCGCCACTGGAATTGCCGCCTACACGTTGATATGCATAAGGTTGAAAAATAGGCCAATAAGTTGAACCAGTTGGATATGTAGGAGTACTCGAAGCTTGACTACCAGCCATGGTCATTTGAACACCGTTTAACCATCCTTTAACAGTATTAGAAGAAGTTGATTGATTGATATCAACACTTATAACCAAATGGTACCATGCGTTTGTATCTCTTAATATAGGACTGAATCGTAAATCTGTGCCGCCACCATAAAAACAAATGTAATCAGGGTTAGTTCCGCTGGCTCTTTCTAAAAATACTTGTAATAAATTTGAGCCATCATAACTGTAAAAAAGATGTCGCTGTGTGCCGCCAGCTGCTGACAACTGTCCCAATTTGAACCACCAACTCATAGTAAATCGTCGATTGCTTCCTGTTCGATTAGGAGTAAATGTAAAATAAGAAGTCTTAGCGAGGCTGTTTCTTACGCTATTTGACACAGGTTGATAAAGGTTAGGTATAGGCCATTGGTTGGCGCGATGATATTGTAGTGCTTCATCCAAAGTCCAAATACCACTAGCACCTTTAAGTGAGGGTTGAGTTTTTGTACCTTTTAGAATTCTTCCTGGATTATTATTTTTAGCCATACGTTATTTAACCGCCATTCCATCTTATGATTACAATGCCCGATCCGCCGCGTTCTCCAGGGTTACTTCCATTACCTAAGCCACCACCGCCTCCGCCAGTATTTTGAAGTCCTGGACTTGGATTCGAAGTACCGCTACCACTTGCTCCTGGCATTCCAGTTCCGCCTGCGCCACCACCGCCGGATCCACCAGCGGCTCCTGTTACTGAAGTGCCAGAGCCACCAGAGCCTCCACCACCGCCAGCGTAAGTAGTCGAAGTTCCACTAATACTATAAGTCAATCCTGCTCCGCCTGCTCCGCTTACTGTACCGGTGCCAGCACCGCCAACAGATCCTGCGCCGCCGCCTCCGCCGTTAGTTTGATATGTTCCAGTAACTCCTGTTCCACCTGCGTTACCTTGTCCATAAGTACCGCCAGCACCGGTATAAGGTGTTTGATTTCCGCTAGCGCCGCCTCCAGATCCGCCTCCAGCTGGAACTAGACTATTGCCGCCTCCTGCTCCGCCGCCATATGCAACAATTCCGGCAAAACTACTATTTCCGCCATTGCTTCCTAAACTATTTCCGTACACTCCTGGACTATATGTTCCGCCTGCAACACCAACAACTACTGAATAAATTTGTCCTGGGATTACTGGTACACTAGAACTATAAACTAATCCACCGGCACCGCCACCGGCACCGCCTGGTGGTCCACCGGGACCTCCACCACCGACTACAAGAGCTTGAACACTAGTAACTCCCAATGGACAAGTCCAATATCCTGAATCTTGGAATACAGCATAGGTTGGCACACGATATCTTAGCACAATGACACCACTTCCTCCAGCGGCTCCAACAGTAACTCCATTACCACCGCAACCACCGCCACCGCCTCCGGTATTTGGTGCGCCTGGCTGAGCTGCAACTCCGCTAAATGAACCATTGCCGCCGCCGCCGGCTCCGCCTACGCCAGGCGTACTTCCATAACTGTTACTAGTAGCGGCATAAGTTCCCCCACCGCCGCCGCCTGCATAGAATTCTAAATTTCCTGTTATTGTGAATGATAGACCATTACCACCACAGCCACTTTGCATTTGATCTTTGGTTCCGCCTTGCGGACCTGCTTGGCCTGCGCCGCCACCACCGCCATTGCCATTAGTTACACTCCAGTTATAACCTAAACCACCACTGTTACCTTGACCGGATGTTCCAGAACCTACTCCACCAGTGCCTCCTCCGCCGGATCCACCAGAATTTCCAGTTCCTCCAAATTGTGCTCCGCCACCTCCGCCGATTGTACCTATAATAGTTGCACGAACACTTAATTGGCTAACATACATGTAATTTGTACTTGTGCCGCCGGTAAAAAATGAAACATATATTTGGTTAGATGAGTTGGCTGTAAAAATAAAACTATACTGAGACCAGGTTAAACTTAAAGATGGAATGCTTGTAGCTGTTGCTAACGTGTTTCCACTATTGTATGCGTTGTCTGTAAATGAAATAGTTCCTGTGCTGAAATTTGAACTTCCTTTAGCCCAGAAACTAACAACATATTGTGTACCATTTGTTAATCCCGAGACAAGAAACGTTGAATAGACATTACTACCGCCAGTAGAAGTTAACACTACACTTCCGCCTCCGTTAGGGCCGTTTCCTGTAAATAGTCCTACTGTTGCGCTTGATTGAGCACTCCACCCTGTAGTTGCACTGAATGAATAATTTGTGTTGTATTCTGTTCCGCTGGCTAATGCACTAGCATAACCGTTATATCCAATGCCTAAAGAACCTCCAGGGCCACCATTGCCAACAATAAGTTGATATGTTGTTCCTGGAGTAACTGACACTGATGAATTATAAATTAAGCCGCCAGCGCCACCTCCTGATCCACCACCACCGTTAGTTCCACCACCGCCACCGCCACCGGCTACTACAAGTGCTTCTACTTGTGTAACACCTGGTGGGCATGTCCAATAATTAGATGTTATGAATTTTTGACTTATTAAAGATTCGTTGCTTACGGCTGATAATTGTGTATTTGTTCTTTTGTATCTAACTAATACTACACCAGATCCGCCAGCTCCGCCGCCGGTTAATCCAACACCTCCACCACCACCTCCGCCTGTATTTGTTGCGCCAGATTTTGCAGAAACGGTCCCAGTACCAGCTGAGCCACCGCCTCCTAACCCACCAACGCCGTATGGTGTAACAACAATATTGCCACCGCCACCGCCACCGCCACCAAAATATCCGCTTGCTCCGTATGCACTAAATTGCGGAAAGTATAATCCAACTCCACCTTGACCGCCAAGGTTAAATGCATTTTGTGCATTTCCAGATGCATTGCCGCCGTTGCCTCCGGCACCGCCACCACCACCTGCAGGATAAGGACTTGTTCCGCCGTAACTTTGGCCACCACTAAACCCTTGTCCAGCAGTTCCTGGACCGCCATTTAATGTTGTTGAGGCCAATAATGCAGCACTGCCTCCACCTGATCCACCGGCGGCACCTTGGGCAGGGGTTCCGCCAGAACCTCCAAACCCTCCGCCGTTTGCAACTAATGTTCCAAATTGGCTATATTGGCCACTAGTACCGTTAACGTTTGATCCTGCTGTAGAACCGGATCCACCTGATCCAACTACAACGGTATAAGTATTTCCTGGAATAACTGGATAGTTTGAATTATATACAACACCACCAGCACCTCCTCCCGCTCCATTATCTGCACCAGATCCGCCACCACCTACAACTAGAACTTCTACACTAGTAACATCTTGTGGACAAGTCCAGTTGTAATTTGATCCTAGGTTAACAAAACTTTGTATAGTATATTGATCATCTATACTACTTTGATTTTGTAATTCTTCTAATCTATATATTCCGCCAGATATTGGACCTACATCGTCTTGTGCGCGAGTAATTGCAACACTGGTTACAGGAATAAAACTTGTTGTCCCTAATTGATACTCTAACTGACACCCCCAAATATAAATCCCTGACCCCGATGTTCCTGTGTATGTTGGAGTAGCATCTCCAGTAGTAGTGTATATACAAACCCGATGAGTTCCGTATGTTCCTGCTGGTCGAGTTACACTACAGCGATACCATCCGTTCCCAACAGGCACCATACTTAATTGACTATTTCCACCTGCTATTGTTCCAGTAGCACCAGTTGATAAGTTAAAATAATTTCTATAATTAGCAACGCCTTGGTGCGTATTATCAATAATGAGCCAACTACGCTCTGCGGCTTTTGCAAAAATACTAAGTGTGTATGCTAAACCATTGGTTGAACCCAATTGGTTTTCAACACCGTGCAGAGTATTTGCAGTAGTTTCTTGAATTTTACAAGCGGTAGTAGTACCGTCAGGGGCGACAGCAGCGGCTGTCGCTATAGTAGAGTTATTTGTTGACCAGTAAGTAACATTTGAAAAATCTGAACTACCGGTAACAATATTAGTACTTGCTGGTTCAATCAATACTGTCGGTTGAGTCCAAGAACCGTTCACATAAGAGTAATTTAAGCGAGGTTGATTAATAGCAGCTGTGGTTAATACACCACTACTGTTAAAATATGTGCCTGTGCTGGCACGACTGACAAAGCCTGTGGTAGGTTGTTTTTGGCTAGTTAAGACGCCACCTATAAAACGGTTTGCCATTTTAAGGAGCTCCTTAGCTAATTATTTCGTAGCTGACTGTTACCGTTAAGACGCTGGCTGTACCTGCTGTAACACCTAAACTGGTATTTTCTGGCAAGTAAATTTGTGTGCTTTTGTCTAATGCAATTAACGAAGCGTTAGCTGGAATACTAACGGTGCTAGCCATTGGGCTTGCTGTACCGCCTGCACTGGCCGCACTACAATAACTCAATGTAAAGTTACAAGCGTTTGTACCGTTTGTGTTGGAAACAATAACATTATTAATCTTTAACACTTGGTTACTGCTGGCTGCGTTACTTACTAAACTAGTAATACTAGTAGTACTCAACGCTACAGTACTGGTTGTTCCTGTAATTGATTGTACGTTTACTATATTTGGAGCTGTCATTTTCTAATCCTTTTGTATATTTATCCACCGAATACCATGGACATTGCAATACTGCGACCCATAGTGGCTACTTTGTTATTACCCACGTATGCGTAAGTTGTATCGCTAGTTGTTGTGCCGCCTAAATAAATGTTTGATCCTGTAGCGCCAATTACAACTGTTCCTGTGACACCTGCACCTATGTTCAATGTGCCAGATGTAACATTGGTAGTAATGGCTGCTGTTCCACTAGATGTATTGCCCAGTATACTCAATATTGAGTTACCAGTATTTTGCCCAATGTACACAGTAGTACCTGGTGCTCCAATATTCATTGTGGTTGCAGCTTGGCCAAAATTGATTGTTGTAGCGTTGGCATTGTACATACCAAATGTTGTACTAGTTGTGGTTACGCTGGTTGTAAACGATGGACTAGTGGTTGAAAATACACCACTGCTTGAAATAGTTGCAGCATCCGTTGCGCCGCTATTCACAACAAAGTGTATAGCATTTGAACCATATGTGCCTATGGCCAAATCAGTACTAGCCGCGGCTAGATACACATTGCCTGCTGTATTAAATGCGCCAGATCCAGTAAACGTACTAGAGTTCATACCAAACTCACCGTAGTTGGTTGTGGCAGATCCTAAATTATTACTTACGTTAAAGTTTGTGCTTGCACTAGAGTTGTTGCTGGTATTTTGTAAAATAATCTGGTTGTATCCAGCTGTGCTGTTGGCAAAAGTGGCCAATATACCAGTATCAGTATAGCCAATGGTTGAACCAGTTTTTAGCAAAGTGTTCACTACAGCATTGTTAGTAGTCAATTGATTATTGACGGTGGTTGTACCAGTGCTAGCACCAATACCGATTGTAGTTGCCGCTCCGCCAATGTTTAACGTTGTAGCTGTGGTGTTTACAAGATTAAATGATGTGCTACTGCTGTCCACACTAGTTGTTGCTAAAAATGAGGCGGCCTTGATAGTACCATATGAGGCTGATACAAAGTCGCCACTAACGTTTTCTGTACCAGTGTTGTACCATTCCAAATAACCACTGTCATTGGCCAATACCAATGCAGCATTTTGATCAGCACTGTTAGCATAATAGTGCATACGTAAACCAATGTCTTTACCGTCATTGGTAGCCCATGTGCCACCTACACCACCTGATGGTGCATGTAGTTCAATCAAATTGTCAGTATAAACTGTATTAGTAGCTCCAACATAGTCAGTAGCACCGCTAACAGTTAGTGTTCCGCTTACAATCAAATTGTTGTTGACTGTTGTACTGACTGCTGTAGCTGTAATTGCTGTGGTACCTGCTGAAGCAATTGTCACAGTACCGTTGTTAGCTACAGTGACATTACTAGTACCATTTTGAATACTGTTAATATTTGCATTGGCATTGCTACCAGAGCTGGTAACTTGTAGTGTACCACTGACATCGCTAATTGTAATAGATCCTAGTGTAATTGATCCTGGACCCACGTACAAGTGACTCCAACGTCTACTTGCAACACCTAAACTATAACCAGTGTTTACGGCAACGTTTTGTCCAGTTGTTGTTCCAACTGTAACAGCTGCGCCGCCTGGTGCAAGACTAACAGTGATTGTTGTGCCGCTGGCTGATAATAGATAGTATACAGTTTGTGCTGTCAAACTACCTAAGTTAGCACCAAACACTACAGTCATGTTAACAACCATACCAGTTGTTGTTCCGACTGTAATATTTGCTCCACTACTTGCTGTTGCTGTGGTCACTACTGTATCTACAGCAGGACTAATGTTTTGATACGCGGCACCTAAGTAAGTTGTAACCGCATGTTGTGTTGGAACTTTAACGTCTGAGTTTTGACTTAATGTCCCGTCTGTTGAGAATTCGTTAATCTGTGCGCCAAGTTGTGCGCCAATTGAACCTAGTCGCAAGCTGGTCAAACCGCTCAAGTTGAACGCACTAGCATTCAATGTAGCTGCACCAGTTGCTTGGTTAACGCTGAAATAGTTACCTACATAAAAGTTACCAAGTTCGTCTGTTGACACATAATAAACACGACCTGGGAATGTGTAGTTAATTTGGTTAGCTGGAGTAGGACCTTGTGTTGGTGTCCCTGGATAGTTTGTCGTAGCAATACCGCCAGTACCAATTTGCAAGAAGTCATGCGACTGTAATCTAATCAAACTAAAGTTATAACGAACTTGAACTCCAACACCATCATTACTAGCCACGGTTTTTTGTTGTGCTAGAGTTAAAATAGTAACCGCTGTACTGTTAACTGTAGCTGTACTTACAGCACTGACAACATAAGCACTAGTATCGCCTGATGCAAATTGCAAACTTGCACCTGCACTAATAGTTCCGCTTACTCCACTCAATACTAATACATAATTTGATTGTCCGCCTACTACTGTTGGAGTTAAAGTTGCTCCGCTAGAACCACCTGTTACTAAGTTGGTTGTATTGAATGTTCCGCTGGTAGCTTTATAGTACAAGTAACCAGTTTGCACACTAGTAACTACACCAGTAGCGCCACTAGTTGCTTGTGTAATTGTTTCACCTTGTGTGAATGTACCGGTTGATAGTGCGGTGTTATAGGTTAACATACCGCCGTATACTGTACCAGTAATTGCTGTTTCTGTACTTAGATAACCTAAACTAACAGCACCATATGTACCATAACTGTTATTACCTGCAATACTACGGATCAGACCACCACCGCTGGCTGTATAGCCCATGTAGCAATAGTACGTGAACACTGATACAGCTTCTGCTTTACCGCCATTTGCACACCATAAACCTACACCGCCGTCAAGCACCATGTTGTAGGCCCAGAACACCATACTCTTGTTGCCGCTTGCTTGAACGCTTCCGTCTACAATAGCACCAACACCACCTGTACTCTTTGCAGTACAGTCTTTTACATATGGACTTTTTGTAATTACTGAGCTAGGATTTAATCTTAAATAAACACCGCCAATTGTAGCACGGGTAATATCAGTTGGATAACTTCCGTTGATAGCAAAACCAGTCATACCAGTTAGTAACAAACCTTGTAGTAAAGTTTGGTCACTTAGATAGAACATGGTACTTAAATTATTAACTACTGGACTAGCATCTGTACTTAGATATGTGAATGTTAATGTGCCACTTGGTGTTGAATTCGATACTGCACTCATTACCAATGTTGTACTGTTAGTTACACTGACAACTTTTTGCCCGCTTGAATAACCTGTACCGGTCACAGTCATGCCTGCTAAAATACCGCTGGTAGACGAAACAACTAGAGTGGTTGTATTACCACCGCTGACATAATTTGTACTAGCAGTTCCTGTTAATGCTGCAATAACAGTATCACGCATACTGTCGCCAACGATAGAAACGTTTGCAGGCACTGTGATAGGTAAAGTTTCGTAATATGTACCAGTCTTAACATAAATTGTTGCTGGTCCTGTAACTTGACTACAGGCATATTTTAATGTTTTAAATGCTTGGTTTAAACTAGTGCCGTTGTTGCTGTCATTACCGTTGATACTAACATAAAATACATCGCCTTCGATAACTGGACTTTGCCAAATAGGATATCCACTGGAACCAACTGTTAGTACTTGGCCATAACTACCGATAGGCAAATTGGTATTGCCACTTCCGCCATAGTAAGTTATATCACCAGCTGTTGTATTGGCTGTTGCTCCGCTGGCCATGATTTGCCAAAAACCTGATGAAAGATCAGTGGACCAAGAACTGGATGTATTGGCTGTTACACAAACATAACTGTTGCCGCCGTAATATACAGCATCGTTTATGCTATAAGCTGTGGTGGTTGCCCAATTGCCACGCCAGTTTAATCTAATTTTTCCTAAGTTTACAGTGGTTATACTCATAGTTTTTCCAATTTCTAATATTTATCAATAACTATACGTGGCAATCAAATTGCCGCTGGCGTCAATGCTATAGCTATATTGGTTTGTTCCGACATCTACTGTGGCATATAAATCTGAACCGCCAGACTGTAGTTGTACATTTGAATCAGTTATTTGTGTGTATTGCAAATTTCCACTAGCATCTACAACAAAAGCATGTACCATCGTAGTGGCCAATGCTCCTTTCATGTAAGTAGCAACGTTGGATAGCGTACTTTGATAGCTAGTTGGTCCTGCTGGATCTACTACATAGATTATAGTGGCGCCAGATAGCGTGGATTCTGATGGCAGATCTGTAATTTTAATTGACATACAATTATCCTAGTACAAAATAGTAGCCGCTTCCGCCTGCTACATAAGTGTCTAGCTCTTTGTCTAGACGGTCAAAATCTTCTTTGGCACTTGATTTCAAATCAGATCCATTCATCTGAATTGGACTTCCTGGGCCAGCAATACTGGCAAACTTGCTACGTGCTTCACCTAACATCTGTTTACAAACAGCCAAGGTATAGTCTTTCAACCATTGCTTGGCATATACATCTTGTAACAAGACCCAGTCTGGACGGAAATTATAACTTTGTACAAGAATCTGTTCGCCTTGTGCAAACGGACGTTGTAGAATTGTTAGTAAATGGCTAGTTGGTTTCCATTTAAATTCAATATAACTACCAAACATACGTCCAACTAGTTTTTGATAACCAGCAAATGCTTCATAAGTTGCTAGTCCGCCCATCATGCTACCACTCATCAAGTAAGTGTTTGTGTACGCCAAGTTGAATGGTTCGAACAATGTTCCACCTGCACCCATACCACTTCTTGAACCGATAGCACGACGAAATACCTGACGAACTTCAATAACTTCGTCGGGCAATTTATATTCATTTGTATCCTGAATTAGTTCTATAAACAAATAGCTTTCTTCCACAGCATTTGGGCTTTTTTGTCTATAGCGATTTAGTGCTCTATCCAGTGCTGCTTCATAGTGTGCTGGGTCTAATTCCACCTCAACCATGCCGTCGCCTAGCATTAGTTTGACATAGTCAAATACCTTATTTCTTTCAGCTGTTGGGTCGGATAGCGTTGTAGGTGCGAAATCGTCCATAATTAGTTCCTCATACATATTTAGCTTCGATAAATATCATTATGCCACGCTTATCACTTTATAAACCAGAAAAGGGCAATGACTACAAGTTCATTGACCGCCAAGCCAGCGAGATGTTTCAAGCTGGCGGAACCGATGTCTATCTGCACAAATACTTAGGTGCTGGTACAGACCCAGCTAATGCTACAGCTGATCAGCCTAATTATGCTAATACAGCAGTAACAAACATACAAGATTTGCTATTTTTAGAAAATCGTGACAGAAAATACGACTCGGAAATCTACAGAATTCGCGGGCTTTATAATGTACAAAATATTGATTTTAATTTGAGCCAATTTGGCCTGTTTATTGACAACGATACCCTGTACATGACCATACACATTAACGATTTTATCAAGTATATTGGGCGCAAACCTATCAGTGGGGACGTTATAGAACTTCCGCATTTGCGTGACGATTTTGCTCTTAACGATTTTGACTTTAGTTTACCACGTTATTATGTAATCGAAGATGTAGGCCGTGCTAGCGAAGGATTTAGCGTAACTTGGTATCCACATTTGTACAGATTAAAACTTAAACGAATTACAGATAGTCAGCAATTTGCACAAATCTTTAATCAGCAAGCCTTGGATGCCAATGGAGATCCAGTTGCAGGAACTACTCTTAAAGATTTGCTCAGTACATATAATAAAGAAATTGAAATTAACAATCAAGTTGTTGCCCAAGCTGAAGCAGATGCTCCTAAGAGTGGTTATGAAACTCGTCAATTTTATACTCTTGCGGCCAGTGCTACTGGCGGGCAAACTACACTACAGGCCGCAGATGATGAAACTGTCAATGCTAGCAATGCAGGACAACTTGCCAGTGGTACGTACGGTGTACCATTGCGTACAGGTTATACAGGATACTTGGTTGGAGATGGTTTTCCAGTTAACGGATATGCGTTTGGATTTGGTGTTAATTTTCCAGCGGCGCCAGCTAACAATGACTTTTTCTTGCGTGTAGATTTCTTACCTAACAGATTGTTTAGATTTGATTCTGGCACAGGCGGATGGGTAGCTGTAGAAGATAGTGTACGCATGACTATGACACAAACTGATACTCGTAGCACACTTAAAACTGGATTTATCAACAATAATCTTTGGACTTATTCAGATGCAATTGCCACAACATTTGCAACATTTACACAAGATCAAATTGATGCAGGAGTTAGTCTTATCAGTACAACTTTACCATCTGCTCCAGTGGGAATTTATGTAGTTTTAAAACTAGACAACATACTAATTGATTATGCTGTCAGTGATTATCCAAACTTAATTACAACTTATAGAAAAACTCCATCAAGTCCATTGTTGTTAAGAATTAATTTACCTGTAATTGGCGGTGAACAACAGACAATTCCTTACGCTGGACAATGGACTATTACCTTATACAACGATAGAGAAGAACAAAGACAAAGCATCAGCAAAGTGCTTAGACCAAAGGCGGATTTATAATGCACATCTATATAAACAAGGAGGCTTCGGTTTAACGCCGTTGTACTATTATACAATTCTTCTACGATGCGCAAATCAGACGATATATTACGCAGACTATTCGTGCGTTTAGTAATTTTGTGGTAAAATACGGTGACGGTAGTTTACATCGTATACCTGTAATGTATGGAGATGCTGAACGTCAAGTAGCTAGCATTATTAGACAAAACAGTGAAAATATTGTAAACTCTGTTCCACGTATCAGTATCTATGTTACAGCTCTAGCATTGGATCGAGATAGACTAGCTGATCAAACTTTTGTAGATACAGTTAATATTCGCGAACGTGCTATAGATCCTCGCACTAACAAATACTTGCCTGAACAAGGTAAAAATTATACCATTGAACGTTTGATGCCAACACCATTCAAACTTACTATGAAGTGCGATATTTGGAGTGCCAATACAGATCAAAAATTACAAATACTTGAACAGATTTTAGTCTTGTTCAATCCTAGTCTAGAACTACAAACTACAGACAATTATATTGACTGGACCAGTTTAACTGTATTAAACTTAAATGATATTAACTGGGATAGTCGAACAGTTCCTGTAGGCAATGACACACCAATTGACATTGCTACCATAACACTAGATACTCCTATATGGATTAATCCGCCAGTTAAGGTCAAACATTTGGGTGTTATTACAAAAATTATTAATAACATGCATGGTTCTGCTGTTAATAGCGGAACTTATATTGAAGGGTTAGGTTCATCAAGCGACCCATTAGGATCGACTACAACTTTTCAAAATCAATTTGACGAATTGACTATCAGTATTACTGGTTATAAATTAGAAGTATACAACAATCAAGCTATTTTATTAGAGCCACACGAAAGTACAGTTCCATTGGAGCCTACATTAGATATTCCAGAACGTCAAGGCACACCAGTAGACTGGATGGCCATTATGCAACAATACCCTGGAAAATATGTTGCAGGTTCAAGTAGACTATTTTTAACACAAGCAAATGGTAGTCAAATTGTAGGTACTGTGGCTATCGATCCGTTGAACTATACAATCATGCATGTTCAATGGAATCCTGATACACTTACATCTAACACAGGAATTGATAGTGCGGGTTTACTAGATCACGAATTAGGTTACGATTTATCACATTGCTATAGACCTAATAGTCCTGGCACATTTGATGCTATTATAAATCCACAATCATTTAATCCAAAACGTCCTCAAAAACAAGATACAGATCAGCCTATTGCTGTGGGCACACGATACTTGATAATTGACGAAATAGGTAGTACACACAATGCACCAGGCAAAGGTGCTAGTGCATGGCAGGACATCTATGGACATGATTTCGTAGCAGAAGTAAACGACATCATCGAGTGGACAGGGGAAACATGGACTGTAGTTTTCCACGCAAACCAAGACAAAGACACCTTAGTGTGGCAAACGAATATATACACTGGAGTACAATACCTGTGGAACGGAGTTTCCTGGGCAAAGAGTTTTGAGGGTGTATATACATCAGGTCAATGGAGTCTAGTCTTGTAAAAGAATCGATAGTTTGTAGCGGAGCATTGTTCTACGCCAAATCTACACGAAGATTCTTACTGTTACAAAAAGCACATGGCAAGCATGAAGGAACTTGGGG